GTAGCTCGTTAACTCTAGCTATGTTCGCTTGAGTCTCTACAGCCAAACCTTCAAATGAATACTCTTCGCCATCAATCGTGACTTTTGTTTCTTCGCTCATGGTAATCCTTATGCTGAGTATGCTTCGGCAGCAGTAATAGCTGCGGTGATCGTTGACATGTCTTCGCTGCCCCAATCTTCCAAGTCCTTCATAAACGACAGGTATCCAGAACTACGCATAACGCGCTCTTTCTTTTCTGCTTTGGTCATGTCGTTACAAAACTCGTTGTCATCGTCAAGACAGTTAGTGATTACGCTTACACTACCTAGCATTGCTGAGTAGTCTTGTGCGATTTGGTCTGCTTCTCTGGACATACTTATCCTCCTGATTTAAGTGTTTCTATTTCTGCGGATAGTTCTTGGATTGCTTTGACTAAGATAGGTACAAACTTGCTGTACTGAAGACCCATCTGCTTGCCATCGTCTGATGTAGATACCGTAAGGTTTTTCTTAGCTGATGCTGTATATCCAGCAGCTTCTTCAAGGGCTTGAACAGACTGAGCCTTGAAGCCAATGTCCATCCAATCTTCTTTGTGAGTGCCATCAGGGGTTTGTGCCTCTAAGTCATAATCTTCAGCAGTCTTGTCACCATACTTAGAACGCTTGTCCCAATAATAAGTAACAGGCTCTAAGGCTTTAACAAAATCTAAGCCAAGATCTAAATCTGAAAAGTCTGTCTTGTCACGCTCATCTGATGCAACAGTCCAATCTACTTGGATATGGGCATTAGCAACATTTTCATCACCTAAAGCAATTATGTTACTGCCTGTCGTAATGTTGCCGCCGGGACTTCCTGATCGTCCTGCATCATGTCCTACAACGGTATTATTTGAGCCAGAGTTAATAGAGTTTCCAGCACCAGCACCTATTCCTGTATTATCACTGCCTGTAACGCTTTCAAGACAAACCTGACCTACAGCAGTATTAGAGTCCCCACAGTTTGCGCCTAAAGCGGACTCACCGACGCCTGTATTACCTGTTCCATCATTAGTTGTGTCTCCACAAAGAGCGCCTAAAAAGGTGTTAGAGGTTCCCGTGGTGACTGCTTCGCCAGCCCTTGCGCCTACGGCGGTGTTGTAACTTGTTGTAGCTGTAGCAAAGTTTAAGGCTGAAAGAGTGTTGTAACCTACAGCCGTGTTTTCTGTTCCTAAATCGTCAGCACCTAACGCAAAGGCTCCAAGCGCCACGTTGTTAGATCCTGTGGTAAGAGCGTCACCAGCATGACCACCAATAATGGTATTGCGAACCCCAGTAGTAATTGACAATCCTGCATTTGTGCCGACTGCAACATTGTAGGTATCTGTAGCTGTCGTTAAGTTTTGAGTAAATAAAGCCCCAAAACCAACTGCCGTTGATCTGCTACCTAACCAATCGCTACGTTTTTATCAGCATCAGTAAGAGCGTCACCTGCTAGACTACCGATCAAAGTGTTGTTGGTTCCCGTAGTTATAAAAACCCCTGCAATATAACCTACTGCCGTGTTGTTTCCGTCAGCACCTGCATTTAGGGTTTTAAGAGCCTGATAACCAACAGCAGTATTTAACCCGTGAGCATCTTCAGTGGCTAAGGCTTGGTAACCCATTGCAACATTAGCGTCACCCGTAGTAATCGCCGTACCCGCTTCATCGCCCACGACCACGTTGTAGTTGCCACCAGAGGCTATGCTGTTACCTGCGTTGACACCAAAACGGACGTTAGAGGTTCCTGCTGTATTTGTAGATAAAGAACCATCAGAAGAAATACGAAAGCGTTCGGTTGGACTATTAGAGCCATCTGGCGTTGTCAAAAAGACCAAGCGCCCCGGCATATCATTTGCGCCGGGAGTGCCATCTACATTACCTCTGATAGCAGCGCCAATGTTTGCAAAGTCAGTGCCGTCTGACCCTACAAAGTTGATAGCACCCATGATGTCCGCATCATTAAGAACGGTCTGCGTACCTATCGTACCGCTTCGGCTGTGACCTAAAGAAAGCGTTGCACCGTCTGATCCATTTCGGAACGTAGCAGCAGAGATTAAGCTGAAGTTAGTATCGTAAACCTGTAGTTCATGCGCCTCACCAGCCGACGCAATACTGGCAGAGTGTCCTACAACAACAGCGTCATCTCCACCATCCACAAACAGCATATTAGCGTTGCCGTTGCTTTCTACGCGGAAGTCAAGATCATTTGAATCATCGTTGACTACAACTTCCGTATTATTTCCTTTGAAGAATGAGATAGATGACCCTGCTTGCATCACATTGAAATTGAGCACGGCATCTTCTGTGCCATCACTTACATCTAATGCAAAGGTTTCAATGGTTGCATATACGACATCTTGAGAATTGTCATTTCTGCCTTGAAATAAGATATTCCCCAATTCATCTGAGTCTGCTGGAGAAGCAGAGTTTCTATACATTCTGAGGTTTGGCCCAGCACTAGCATCTGCATCTGTGGTAGTAAGCGTCAAATTATCTGAGTTATCAGCAACCGTAATCGTAGCGCCAGCAGAAGAAGTAATCGCACCATCCACTTGCAACGTAGAAGCCATATCCACAGCACCATCTATGTCCACCACATCTAGGTTAGTGGTGCCGTCTACGTCTATATCGCCTGAGATGTCTAGGCTGGCAAAAACGGAAGTGCCTGTCGCAGTCACAGTGCCTGATACATCTGCGTTACCGTTGATGTCTATAAGCGTAGCAGTAAGATCAATCTCATCCGTCGCACCCAGCGACAAGACCGTAGCAGACGAGCCTTGAATGAACTGGCTCGCATCGTTGAACATGATCTTGTTGGTGCTGTTCAGCGTCAGGCCAGATCCGTCTGTGTGCGTAAGCGTCGTGTCGCCATCTGCACCGAAGGTAATGACTGCGCTGTCAGAGGTAAACGTCAGGTCATCGTCAATGAACAGGTCTGGGATCGACAGGTCTTGGAACGCATCCACCATCGCACCGCCAGAACCAGCGCCGTCAGAGTAAATAGCTTTGGTCTGACCATTCGGGACTGTGATCGTCGCGCCACTGCCCTGCTTGATAATGATTGTCTGTGAGCCGCTAGTGGCATTCTCTATAAGCCAGAGCTTGCTAACAGTGTTTGGGCCAATGGTTATGGTGCAAGCAGAGTCTAAAGTGCCAGTGTACTTAAGGAAAATACTCCTACCGGGATCAGTAGAACCATCAGCAATAGTAGTAGTATGAGTGTCAGCGTTAGTCGTGATCGCTTCTGTGCCAAAGCTAAATGCCTCTGCAATTAATTCGAGGTTAGTATTTGTACTCGTGCCCCACGTACCTGATTCGTCACCAGTGGCGATCTCTTTGAGCCGCAAGTCGTTTACATAAGTTGCCATTTATTTTCTCCGGCTTTTGGGCTTAGGTTTGTTCATAGAAGCCACATGTTTTTTCAAAGTCTCAGCCTGCTTCTTATGAGTCTTAGAGGCTTTTTCTAAACCTTTTATCACTTTTTTTACTTTACGAACCACTATGCTACCTCTTCCCAATTTGGCGTTTGACTGTCATCAATAGTAGACCAGCTTGGCGTTTGACTGTCATCAATAGTAGACCAACTTGAGTCTTGGCCCGGAACAACTTTTCCCCAAACCAACGCGCCGCCACACAAGCCATCAGCAGACACACCTGTAACAGCAACGTCAGCCGCTGCAGTCGCAGTGACAGTTCCAATCGCCGATGTAAGTTCAAACCCTGAAACGCTGATGACGTTGTTTGTAACCAGCGAGATAGTACCAAGCGCAGACGTTCCAGCGTTACCTGTAACGGATACGTTCGCTGCGGCGTCTGTTGTAATCGATCCGACCGATGCCGTTCCAGAAACGCCTGTGACAACGGCTGTGCCTGCTGCATCGACGGTGATCGTGCCGATTGCAGACGTTCCAACATTACCTGTGACTGACGTGTTAGCGGCTGCTGTAACCGTGACCGAACCGACTGCGCTCGTTCCAGAAACGCCTGTAACGCTTGTGTTAGCCGCTGCCGCAACTGTGACAGATCCAACTGCGCTTGTTCCTGCAACGCCTGTAACCGAAGTATTAGCTGCTGCCGCAACTGTGACTGTGCCAACGGCTGAAGTCCCTGCGACACCCGTGACAACAACTGGGATTGGTTCACCCCATGTGCCTTGGCCCCAAGTGCCTCTACCCCAGCCAGTAACATTCGCCACACGTTAAATCCTATTGGTTATGACTTTGATCTTGTTGTTGTTTGACCCACCTCAAATACTCTTCTTCGGTCATTTGCCTCTGTTGAGTTTGATGAGCCACAACATCTCAAGCGATTCTTATTATCGCGTTTGATGCATCAGCGGTCGGAAACTGTATGGTAAAATCACCAGCAGTCGACGTTTTATCACCACCAAAGTCAAGCGCGCACACTGCCGGATCACCAGAAGCACTGTCATTAAATATAAGTGCTCCTCTCGCAGTCACCGTTGCATTTGAAAATGTCAGGTCGGCAAAGTCTGTCAGTGCTGTAGTGCCCGACGTGCTAGGGTCAACTCGCGTAAGAGAAGCACCTTTGGCAGTATAATTAGTGCCCGATACCTCGTTCGAAGTCGTGTAAGCAGTTGTACCCGCACCCAAGCTCGCAGAGCTTGTATACAATGCAAGATTAAACGTGCTGCCGCCCGTGTTTTTAAAGTTGTGAACGGCTTCTAAAATCTCTTGTTTGAAGCTCGTGCATAGTGCTGTCGTGATAGCCATTATAGCCTCCTGATTATATTAGCCATTTCACTCTGGCCTTGTTTCTCTAACTCGCCAATTAGCGTGGTTCTGTCGCTTTTTATCGCTTCCTTAATATAATACAAAGCAGTTACTTTGACTGCCTCTTTAAACGCCTCTGCTTGCTCTGCAATAAGGGGGTGACAGTTACCGCCGACGCTCACAACCCTGTCCGATATGGCTTGGGCCCAAAACTCCGGGTCGTGCCCCTTGTTTGTTGTCGTTGCGACAGAAACTTGACCTAACCCTGATTCAGAAACAGCAGCAAACATGTCTATCTACCTTTTGAAATGTCGTAACGATACTCGTCTCGGGCGCCATAATCTTCGCCCAAAGCCTTCAAAGCCGCTACTGCTTGCGCGAAACGTTGGTCGTATCCCGCTGCTTCCTCGGGGATCTTGAGGAAGGTAGCCGCCTCAACCAAAGAGCCGTACAACATCGCGTCGGGCGCGTTGGTTGAAAGCCAAGTGGTCCCGCTATCCGCACCCGCTGTTAAAGAATCGGGCCGATACTTGTAATGCAGTTCGAAAGTGAAGGTCGTGTTTGGTGTTGGCGCTAGAATAAATGTCGTATCGTCAAACAAAGCGTAATACTTGGGGGTGCCCGTGGTTGCCGGGTTCGGTGTATACGACCGTATAAAAGAAACCTGCTTGAACAATAAGTACTCGTAGTCACTGCTAGAGATCAGAGCCAAACTGTAGGGACTTAGAAAATCAGTAGGCGTTGACAAATAAGTATTGCCTGACGCAGCGGTGCCCGTCACATTCTTACGAAAAAAAGGCAACTCGATGTTTTTGAGTATGCGCTCTTCCGCTTCTTTGATGAACACGGGCAAGTTGTTCACAAACGTGGTTTCTGCGCTTTCACAGTAATCTTGTATGGCCGTCTTCAATGTGGCTAGTGTAAAACTCATGGCGTAGATACCTCGACATTGCCGACTTGCCCTGAAGCTTTTACAGGAATAAACCGTTTTTCAGTCAGTAACGGAACACCTACCGTAATAACCAAAGGTTCCACCCTGTCTGGGCGCGCGTTCCTGATCGCTTGTGGGTCGCTCACACTCGGCGGCGGAAACAACTGCGGTTGCTTCGCCTCATACTCATCCGGGCCTACTAAAGACCCATTCCACTCTTTCTTCATGCGATGCAGTTTGTATCTAAAGCCCGAGCGGTCAGAAATACCGTATGCGTTTTTGCCGTTAGCGAAACCAGACATCGTTAAGTCCTATAGTAGTCGTACGACGGACTGATCCGTAAAGACGCTCGATCTCGGTCTTCATCCATCGCGCGTTGCATTTCTTCTTCGTACACTTGCTTCAACACGCCCATCATTTGCGGATTGCGCTTCATAGCTAGGTAATACGCTAAACCAGCAGTCAAACATGGGTAAAAACGAAAAGGAACGTCAACAGTGTTGGTGTTAGTGTCTGCATCGTCGATACGCGTCAATCGATTAAACTTTACAACATCCGTGTTGTTCTCTGGTGCGGGCCACAGCTTGAGAATCGGCGTAATTTGTCGATCTAGAAAAAACTCGTTTACCCTGCCGGTTTGTGCCTTGTTCGGGATGTTGAGGTAACTTGAGCGGCTTACACGTTCTATTTGAAAATCAGTACTGTCTCTTGTGACAACCGCCGACAAAATGTCGATGGTGCTTCGCACGTCACCGAAATCAACCGCCGCACTGACTGTTGTTGTGGCTGCACTGGTGCCGCCCGTAATCGTTTCAGAAGCCGAAAAAGTGCCGCTAGGAATGGTGATCGCCAAAGTCGTAGAACTGGGCTTACTAGTTATAGATGCAGTGGCGGCGCTAGTACCTCCAGTTATTGTCTCTGCTATAGAAAAAGAGCCGGAATCCGCGACCGTCATTGTCAAAGTACCGCCGGGATACTCGGTTATGCCGGTAGCCAAAGGTATTGTAGTTTGTTCAATCGTCCACTGATTTAAACCACGGTTCGCCCAATCTGCAAACAACAAGTTCAACGACCTGCGAGCAGTTTTAAGATCGTAACCCGTGCGAACCTCTAGCCCACAGCGTTCAAATGCCTCTTCGACATATTCGGCAACGTCCAGTTCAAAATCTTTGCTACTACTTGTTGTCATTATATAAGTTGTCAAAAATTTGGTTTACATCAAGCGTGTAATCTAAATCGGATTTGGAGTAATGTATATGCGCAGATGGCTTAAAGTCTGGCCCACCCTCTCCTGTTTCGAACCATGCCGGATGAGTAACACGCACCCTGTTATTCGGTAGGGCTACTATGTTTCCGGTCCAATTACCCGCGTCTAGCAACTGCAAAACGTGACTTTGCTTGTGCTGCGCAGGATCGTCGGCAATCTCGCTTTCTGTGTAGTCCACCGTAAATAAATACTTTGCGGGATACATTTCTCCGTCAATTTTAGCTAACCAAGGGCACGGCGTAGCTCTATCTAAAACGTAAACCGCGTGATGGTGCGAGCTACAATCCCAAGGTTGGGCCGCCCAAACCGGCATAGGTTCTGGCCACTCCTCCAACGGGACGTCCCCCACCAAAGCTGTGATCGGCATGCGAGCCCACATAGCGCCCCCATGAACAGTGTCGTCTTCTTGGCCTTCTGCTTCGATCCCTGTAAAGATCAATTGAAAACTCAGGCATCTACACGGCATGGTTGTCACAGCAATCGCCATAGCGTGCAAAAACTCGCCGTGATACTCCTCATGATTTTTCGTGTATTCACGACGCACCCAGCACTTAAAGTGCGGGATGTTGGATTGAAGATACGCCATTGTCGTTAAATGCCACCGGGTCCACGACCTTTTCTGCCCGCGCCTCTGGACAATGCAGCCATTACGCGTCTGCCTTTTTTCATTGCTTGTTTTTTGTTTGCTTCTCTACGTCGGAAGTCACCCAATGCCGCTTTTGGTGAGGTAGGACGCGTTTTTGTAGTGCCCGGCGCGGCGCTAGGCATGGGTCTGCTTGCTCCACCCGTTCCCGGCTTCATTTTTGGAGGGGGCGCCATACCCACTTTTCCGCCCATTCGATAGCCTTTAGTAGCCATCTTGCCGCCGTTCTTCATGGCTTTTGGTTTTACGCCGCCGCCTTTTTTCATACCGCCGGGCATCATTTCTTTTTTACCGCCCATAGCACCGCCTTTAGACTTCATTTTGACGCCTTGTGCGCTGCCTTTGCTCTTCATAGATTTCTTTTTAGGCGATGATTTTTTCTTCGATCCGCCCATTCCAAGATTTACTCTAGACATATCAACCTCACAGATACTTCGTTTTTTTCCTGCGATCGCTCATAATAGCGCCGCAACCTCTGGCGATCTGTTGACGAACCTCGCCCCCATTCCGCATCTTTACAGTGGCTTTCTTCGTGTTTGCCACTACTGTTTTGCCCTTTTTGCCTTCTTTCTTCTTTTTGCGTGCGGTTGCTGCACGCTGTTCTTTCGTCAAACTTCTTGCTTTCGACTCTGGTAAACAACGGTCGGGATTACGTTTGTCAGGAGATGTGCCACATTTGCCGACAATATCGCCTTCGGCATTGATACGAACCCAGTTTTGATCGCGCCATTTCTTTAACTCGCCCATCTATCTAGCTCCACGCCTCAAGACCCATGCTTTTGTTGATGATGGTGTCGCCACCTGCAGCGACGTATCCGCCTGCTAGAGACTCGCAAAGCCCTTTGTCTGTTGCCTCGTATGAAATAGTTTTGGACAACTCATCAAAAGTGTTTTGCCAGTTCGCTATCGTTTGATCGATTACACTGTCGGTTAGAGTGCTATCTTCCTCCAAATCAGCTTTTACTTGTGTCATAAACCAAGCTTTAAGTTCAGCAAGATTGTCGTCATCGTTTGCAAACAACGTCCCGTATTTAGTCCCTGTCTGCACCCGGTAAATGTCCACTACTTCTTCTTTTTGCTGCCTTTGGCGTAATTAGGGTCTTTACAGTACTTAGAGGCCGCCATGTTTGCGTACGCTGACGGATAAGTGTCGAAAGTGCGTTTGGCCCATGCTTTGCCTGCAGGACATATTTTGCTGCCCTTACTTTTTTTGGAGGCGCCGCCGCCCTTAGCGTAATAGGTCAAACCTCTGGGCATGTCTCCGCGTGTCATTACCATGCGTCACAACTCCAATACCTAGCGGTAAATTTGTCTTTCGCAGTGTCACAATTATGCCGGGCTCTGAAGTTCTTACGACGACCCGGTTGGCTTTTTTTGATAGTCATGTCTGGATCTCCAAACCGTACTATCTTTACCTCGGTGCCTTTTTTTGCAAGAACTGCGGACTTTTTGTTTTTGCCCGGTGTTCTCTTTGGCTGGTTATACCCAGAAAAAGTTTCACCTCGGTACTGTAAGCGGCCCGAGGGTGTTCTTTTAACGTCTTTGGTTGTCGCCATCGTTATGCATGAAAAGTAGTTAGAGTCAAAAACGTGCTTACCGTATATTGCACAAAAATACCGGCAGTGAACAAAACACCTTCTTCTGGCACGATCACGTCTCTTGTAGCAGTAGCAGACCCCACGGAGCTTATCTTCATCAAGCTAGTGCCCGAAGGACTAGTGGTCAAAAAATCCACGTTGCCCGCGTTTGCCGTGCTGGTCAAAAAGGCGCCTTTTAATCGAGCCCTACCTGCAAAAATAACGTCGGAAGCGTCGGCGCTAATGCCTGCTTTCACGTTGCCCGCTGGATCGCCTACTGCCGTGATACTCGCTATCGTCAAAAAGAAGTTACTACTAGTCGCAACACCTGCGTTCGC